TAATAATCCACGGTACAAATAGAACAGTAACAATAAGATGTACTAAATGCCAAGTAGACTTGTATTGGGATTGCAGTTCAGCGATGTGAATATCATCCGTCATTAGTTTGCGATATTTCATTAGATAGCTCCTCCTCGTTGGTGTAGTCCTAATTTTCTACTATTGAGATGATGTTGTCAAGGTATTTTTCCTCAAAGCATTCGGTGTACCCGGAAAACTTCAGATCATGCTTTGTTCTAGGGATACCACTTTTGATCGGTGTTTTACTTAGTCCAATATACAGTGTAGTACATCTCGTTCCAAAAGTCAAGTAAAAGGAAAAATCATGGCGCTTTCAATAATCTTCGAGGATGACAGTACTGTATATTTAGATGCTGTCTCCACATACACAAAAACTAAAGCAAGTTCTGCCAGTCAACATCCAGTTGACCGTTCTGCACTGATTACTGACCACATCACAAAGGAGAACCCGACTTTCAGTTTGCGTGCGGTTGTGTCTAGTGCGGATTTTAATACAACTTACACAAGACCAGTAGAATTAGTGGAAGGTGGTCAAGAAACACCCCCAATCTCTCCCGAGCAAAACTCCCCTGTTAACGGGGCAACGATCAGTAATCCATCTACCTTGCTGGATTATCTACCCGGCAGTATTGGTCAAATTCTCGGAAACATTGTCACCTCTGACGTTAACGTGGACCCGTTTCGCGGATTCACTCATGAATTAGTTCGGGATAGGTTAATCAGAGCATGGGAAGAGTCAGAGATTCTAACTTTGTTGGACATCGATTTTGACATAGCTTTTGGACGATACGTATCCACACGAATTGTCGAGAACGTTGTCATGGAGAGGTTTGAAGACAACGAACAGGTTGATACTGGTGACGCATTGGTTGCCAACTTTACGTTTAGGCAGGTGAGGTTTGCTACAATTAAAGAGGTAGATGTTCAAATAGATCGAACTTCTCCAGCAGAAGGAGAAGTGTCCGATAAGTCTGCCAGCGTTGAAAATAAAGGGGATCAAACAAATACCGAGCCAGAGGATAGGCAGTCAGTGTTTGATAGGAACTTGCCCCGTGCATTAGATGCGTTGTTTGGAGAATAAAAATGTCAGTACAACCATGCCCTCTCTTCAATTCCCCCTACTATACCTACACAATTGATCTTGACCGCTCAGCATTCGGCCTAACATTCCGCTACTCATCCCGTTCCCAAGGATACCTGCTGGACATATTCGACGCAGAGGAGAACCCAATAATCCGGAACATTAAACTCGTTCCATATCACCCTCTGCTATCTCAATATTCCCTAGCAGAAATCCCCGGAGATTTCCTTCTACTACCTATCGAAGAAACAACTATTGCCGAGAGTGGTGTTCCTGACCCAAGACGTGTTGACCGGACACATTATCTCGTATACATATCCCCCGAATAATCTGAGGACTCTATTATGTTCGATTATGCTAACAAACAACTTAAACGGACATATGAACTGGTAATTGGTAAACCCAATTCTGGCAAAGGTCTTCAGATAATCGGTGACGAAGATGCGAACGAAGGTCTTCAGATAACATTCCGAATCAGTAAGAATATTGATAACAAAGAAAATTCTAATGAATCAACGATTGATATTTACAATCTATCCGAAGATTCGATCAAGTACATCCAACAAGATCAAATGTCAATCGTCCTGAAGGTTGGTTACAAAGGAACAGGTAACACCCTCCTGTTCCAAGGTATTGTCTCCGAAGTTGAGACAGACGACCGTTCCCGCCAGAATGATCGCAAGACAACTCTTCGTTGTGTTCCTGCCGATTCATTGGTGTACAAGCCAAATATCTCCAAGACATTCCCGGCGAATACAACTCCTCGCCAAGTGATTAATTATCTGATTGGTCAAACCGAAACAATCACCCGTGCATCATTCAACTCAGAAAACATCGACAAGACATTCCCGTTCGGATACCCAGTCGAAGGTTCTGTGAAGTCCATCCTGTCGGAACTTGCGAGGGACTTTGACTTCCACTGGAGGATTGACGGTAAGCGTCTTTACATCAATGATCCGAATAAGTACCAATCACCTAATTCTGTTGAACGTGCATTTGAAATCTCACCAACAACAGGTCTGGTTGGATTACCTTCTTACGCATCTCCGGACGGTAAACGTGTGAAGGATGATACGGTCAAGAAGTCTGGCGTAAAGTTCCGGTCACTTATCAATCCGCTAATCATTCCTGGGAGTGCAGTATCACTTAAATCATCAAGTGTGTCTGGTATCTACCGTGTTAACTCTGTTGAGTATAATGGCGATTGGCGTGGACAGAACTGGACCGCTGAATATTATTGTGCCAAGTTGTCTGGGAGGGAAGTCTAAGTATGGAAAACATCTCACTTGAATCATTGCTCAGACAATATATTACAAATTCTATTAACTCGGTCTTCACATCGATGCCCGGAAGGATTGAGCGAGTTGTGTCCTTGCCAGAACAACGAGTTGATGTACAGTTACTTGTTGATAGGGTTCGTCCGGAAGGTGAAACCCTCAAGCATCCTGTCATTCTAAACGTTCCTATTGTATTCCCCGGTAGTAAGTCATCCCAATTAACCTTCCCAGTCGTCCCCGGTGATATAGTCTTGTGCGTGTTCAGCCAGCGCTCATTGGATAGGTTCAAATTGGGTGCAGAAACCAATCACACGCCGACTGATTTCCGTAAGTATTCTCGGGCCGATGCTATGGCCATCCCCGGATTGTTCCCGTTTAATCAGGCAAGAAATAACCCAAACAAACGGTCTTTACCCCATGATCCTAGCGATGTTGTGCTGGTACATAATATTGGAACATCGCAAGAAGCGGAAGTCCGTCTGAAACAATCTGGTGATGTAGAAGTCAATGCGCCAGGTAATACTGTTACAATTAATTGTCAGACTGCCAATATCAACGCATCTGGTTCTACCACAATAGATTCGCCACAAACAACCGTGACAGGTGACATGCTGGTACAAGGTACATTCACATATACTTCTGGTATGGTTGGTAGCGGCAGTGCTGGGGGTGCTACTGCATCTATTACTGGCTCGATTGATGTGACGGATGATGTTACCGCATCTGGTGTATCTCTCAGAGGTCATACACACGATGGTGATAGTGGCGGTACAACATCACCACCTAATTGATTTGGATAAAACATATGACCGATATTAAATTAGACAATCAGACGCATGATCTGATATACGAAAATGGTGATCTGAAACTAACACTCAATCAATCGGAGACTTTAGCCCAGAGGTTGAAGGTAAAACTTTCCACATTCCAAGGAGAATGGTGGTTGGATGATCAACTCGGAATTCCGTATTACCAACGCATATTCACAAAAGGTGTAAGTAAAGCAACTGTCGATACGATTTTCCTCCGTGCTATTTCATCCGAACCAGAAGTGATCCAAGTTTTAGATTTTGATTCTTCAATGGATAATGCTAACCGAAGCTATTCGCTATCATTCAAAGTCCGTTCGATGAATGATCCAAACCCGATTCCGATTGAGATACAACTTTAAGGGGGTATTACATGGCAGGTCTTTCGGCAAGAGGGCTTGAGATTAAGCGATTGAACGATGTTATTAGTGATCGCATTTCTTCCGCCCGAAACTATTTTGGCAGTGGTGCAGCCACAACTTCCAACGATGTATTGGGCAGGCTCCTCCGTGTAGCATCTGCCTCTGAAGCTGACCTTTGGGAATTGGCTGAAGCGGTTTATAATTCATTTACGCCAGCACTCGCAACGGGTGTCTCATTAGATCGTATTGTTGCGTATGCTGGTCTGACACGTTTTGAAGCAGAACCTTCCACTGCAACACTTCTTGCAACTGGTGATTACAACACTGTTATCGGAAATGAATCTTATGTCGATTCTTCTGTAACATCAAACCGATTCATTACTACGAAATCTGTACAACTTAACGAAAACCTTGTATCTGGGTTGACTGTACAGATCATTAGCGCAGTAGATAATTCAGACTACACTGTTTATCTTGGTACATCATCCTTTACCTATACATCTGGTGTCGGTGAATCCATGGCAGACATTGCGAATGGGCTGTCAACACTCATTAATAGTTCTTCAAGTGAATTCCATACGTCTGTCATCAATGATGTCCAAGTAGAAATTACTTTCAGTGATGTGTTCGTAAGACGCGATGCAACACTGACCGCAAACATGTCATTCCAGAAAGTACAGAAACTTATTAACTCTGAATGTACTGAAGTTGGACCTGTTTCACAACCTGCTGGGACTTTGGACACAGTTGCTTCTCCGATTATCGGTTGGGACTCTGTTTCGAATCCACAGGAAGCAGCGTTAGGTCGTTACAGAGAAACTGATGAAGAACTTCGCATACGTTTCGCTAACTCAAAAGAACTTAACGCAAGGGGTACTGTAGATGCGATTTACTCCGCACTACTTGAAGTGGTTGGTGTAGAAGAAGTACAGGTGTATGAAAATGAAACGAATGGTGTTGATACGTTAGGACTCCCTGCCAAATCATTCTCAGCGGTTGTTCTTGGAGGCTCTACCCAACAAATCGCTGAAACTATTTGGCAAGTGAAACCTGCCGGAATCGAAGCATTTGGTAATACGACCGTTCTGATTAACGATTCGCAAGGTCTTCCTCACAACATTTCTTTCTCAAGACCAGAAACAGTTAACGTTTACATTGATATTACCATCTCTGCGTTTGAGAACCAATCTATTGTGTCTGGTGTAGATGAATTAATTATCGATGCATTGGAAACGTACTTCCTTGAGAATTATCGTGTTGGTGATGATGTAATCTATTCCCGCCTGTACACTCCGATCAACAGTGCTTCGAGCGGATATCAGATTGATTCATTAACTATCGGAACAAGTGCTTCCCCAACAGGTACGACCAATATCGTTATTGCTTACAATGAGATTGCCCAGCTTCTTCGTGGTAATGTAAATATTACGATTAACTAAATAGGTGATGATATGGATACACAATTAGTTAATTATCTTGATGAAGCAAGGGAACGTGTTACTCAACAATTCAAAGAAAAGTCTAATATTGACAATGTCCTTCGTGTCTGGTTGGACGGTCAGCAAGAGCTAGAAGAAACCTTCCTTGATATTGAAACGATCAAAGATATTGACGTCTCCATTGGTAAACAACTTGACAATATTGGAGTCATCATTGGCCAACCCAGAGAACTTGTTGATATTTCATCAACAGGTTTCTTTGGTTTCCTGACTGATCCGGGGGCACAACCGTTTGGTTCATCTAATAACGAACAAGGTGGTATGTATTATTCGTTGGATAGCCCTGAATCAGGTACGATTGGTTTGACCGATGATTTGTACAAAACATTCCTTCGTGCAAAGATTATTCAGAATAACGCGGGAACAAACCCCGAAGAAGTCATCGAAACAGTAAAAGCAATCTTTGGCACAGATACTGTCGAATACTTTGAAGGCAGTGGTGATGATGAAACTGAACCTGCTGTATTTACTTTGAATATAGGTCGTGATTGGAACGATGAGAACCTAACAGAATTTCCCGGCCTAGACGAAACACAGGTTGCAGATAGGCTTATTCCGAAACCCGCTGGCGTAAGAATTGAATACACGAACGTACAAGTAACACCGACTCTTCTTGCTGTTGATAATTGGGAACAATCTTCTAATAATCTCTACTATACAGCCAACTCAGATGTTTATCAAGATATTTAAGGGGATATTGAATGGCTAAATATAACAAGCCCAATTCGATCAATACGATTTGGGCGGTAAACGCATTGGCACAGGATTTGGAGAAACCTACTGACAGTTACATCCGAACAGGATGGACTCAGGTTAAACCTCCATACGAATATGAAAACTGGTCAATGAATAAGCTGCATCAAGGTATGGCTTATTTGAACCAGTTAGGTATCCCTGAATGGGATATGAACACTGAATACCAAGCGTATAAATCTTATGTACAGGGTTCAGACAATCGACTGTATCGTTGTATACAGACACATGCTAATCGTGATCCTGTTGCTGGTAATACTGCATATTGGGAAGTACACGAGGGTAATCGACAGGCGACAACTGCTAGGCGCGGTACCGTTGAACTCGCTACTCAGTCTGAAGTGAATACTGGTAACAGGAACGACCTAGCTGTAACCCCACGTACACTTCAGAACAAGAAAGCATCACAATCCGCTGAGGGTATTCTTCGATTTGCTACTAACGCAGAAGTTGCTTCTGGTAGTCGTTCTGACGTAGCGCTTTCTCCGGCAACGCTTCAGTTCCGGGCTGCTACTACTTCTCAGACGGGCCTTGTTGAACTTGCTACTGAAGAAGAGGCCCTTGCTGGGACTAGGAATGATATTGCTCTGACGCCACAATCAATCGTTGGCATTGCTCAGATGTTCTTCCCGGTCGGTTCAATCATTATGCGTCCGACTGACCCTGGTCTGAGCATTTCTAATGGTGGTCTTGGGTTCGGCACTTGGCAGAAGATTTCTGGCCGGTCTATTATTGGGGATGGTTCACATACTGACAGTAATGGTGAGAACAGATCGTTTGTTGCTGGACAATCTGAGGGGACATATCGTCATAGGTTGTCTACGAAAGAATTACCCTCACACAATCATAGTGCCTCAAGTGGTAGTGCTGGTGGTCACTCACATTCCCTGAATATCAACAGTGCGGGCAGTCATAGCCACTCGGGGTCTGCGAGAAGTGCTGGGGCGCACAGTCACACCTTGGATGTTGCCGACGGTGACAGCGGCGGACTTATCGGTTCGGTTGACGGCGGCAACAACAACAGCCGGGCCTATCGGTCGGGGTACATTGGCAGCGCAGGTGCCCACACTCACTCACTTTCCATCACCAACTCTGGCTCTCACACTCACTCGGGTTCAACCAACACAACTGGTGCCCATACACACAGTATCACCATCAACTCTACTGGTGGGAATAATTACCACAATAACCTCCACCCTGTATTTGTTGCGCCGATCTGGTATCGCACAGCATAACCCACCCGAATGATATAATGGATGAAAAGATGCCGACAAATAATCTTCTCCCGGATAACAATCGTGCTTGGGTATTAGGAGGTGGGGGTGCAATTCTAACAATAATGCTATCACTTGGTGGTATTATCGCCAATAACCTTCAGTCCCAAATAGATAAGAACCAAGAACGTATTTATCACATTAACTCGACTGCTGTTACGGATGAACGGTTGGACAGACAAATCAAACAAGTCACTGACTACATCGATGTCCGAATCCAATCCCTCGAAACACAGCAGCGAGAAATGTCCCGACAATTAACTGTTCTTGTGTCTGATACAAAAGAGTTCCAAAGGGAAGTCAGGAGCCTTCTTATTAATGAGGAACAATCCAAATAGAAATGTATAAGGTTGGAGGTAATGAAAACATGTTTGAAGAAGAAAGGTGAAAGATTTGTTGCCCTAATCCTTATATTCTTGGGAATATCTCTTGTCATCTTATCTACGGATTCTTATACAAACACAGACGATTCTTTTAATCGAATGCTCTGGGAACAATCAACCGAAAGACAATTACAAGATATGGT